CAGACATGGAAACCTTCATGCGTGAGTGGCTTGCACTGGTTGAGTCTAAGTCGGGTGAGCGTGGTATCTTCAATCGTGAGGCATCCAAGAAGCAAGCAGCTAAGTTTGGGCGGCGTGATCCTAACTATGAGTTTGGTACAAACCCCTGTTCTGAAATCATTTTACGTCCATATCAGTTTTGTAACTTAACGGAGTGCGTAGTACGTGCTACAGATACACTGAAGGATCTTGAGCGTAAGGTTAAGCTGGCTACTATCTTGGGTACTATCCAGTCTACTATGATTAAGTTCCCCTACCTACGTAAGGTCTGGCAGAACAACACAGCAGAGGAGCGGTTGCTTGGTGTGTCTATGACAGGCATTATGGATAACCCTCTTATGACAAACTCTAATAAAGGATTGGATAAGACCCTTGAACATCTTCGTGCTATCGCTGTTAGTACTAATGCTGAGTGGGCTGAGTTGCTTGGCATCCCTGTTAGTGCTAGTATCAGTTGTGTTAAACCTTCCGGAACGGTATCACAGTTGGTTGATTCCGCTAGTGGTATTCACGCTAGGCACAGCCCCTATTATATTCGTACTGTCCGTGGTGATAACAAAGATCCCCTGACACAGTTCATGATTGACCAAGGTATCCCTAACGAGCCTTGCGTTATGAAGCCTGACTCTACTGTAGTGTTTAGCTTCCCTGTCAAGTCTCCTGAGCAGGCAGTCACACGTAACGACATGACAGCTGTAGAGCAGCTTGAGTTGTGGCTCACATATCAGCGACACTGGTGTGAACATAAGCCAAGTGTAACTATCTCAGTTCGAGATTCTGAGTGGATGTCTGTAGGTGCATTTGTGTATGAACACTTTGATGAAATGTCAGGTGTATCATTCTTACCACACTCAGATCACACTTACCAGCAAGCACCCTATCAGGATTGCACTAAGGAAGAGTACGAAGAGATGCTCTCTAAGATGCCAGCCAAGATTGACTGGGAGATTCTTAACGAGTATGAGAGTGAAGATAACACAGTATCAATGCAGACCATGGCTTGCTCTGGTGATAGCTGTGAGATCGTAGACCTAGTGTAAACCCAGCACCTAAGCATGTGTATAAACTGCTTACTTAGGAGATACTATGTATACTATCATTACCCGTGACCAATGTAACTTCTGTGATGACGCTAAAGCTCTACTGAAAGGTATAGGTTTTTCCTACACAGAGTATAACGTCCACTCCCCTAGCTCTAGGTGGGTACTAACCTTATTGAAGAAGACCTCCATAACAACAGTTCCTCAGGTATTCAGTCCGACAGGTGACTACATCGGCGGGTACACAGAGCTAAAAGAATTCTTGGAAAAGGAACAACGCTAATGGATGACTTCCCAGAGAAGCCCACTAGATCAAGAAGAAAGACCAACTACAAAAATGCATCAGCTAAGCCTACGTCTGGGCTAGTTCCAAAGACTAACAGCCAGAAGCTTCTTATAGAGGCTCTCGGAAGTCATAGCCAAGTATTTATCCTTGGGCCAGCAGGTACAGGTAAGACTTATATTACTGCTACTTGTGCATCTGATCTCTACACTTTAAAAGAGATAGACAAGATCGTAATTACTAGACCACACGTAACTGTGGGTAAGGATATAGGTTACCTACCAGGTACACTAGAAGAGAAGACATATCCGTGGGCACTGCCTGTCTTGGATGTGTTAGTAAAACACCTAGGAAAAGGTGCAGTAGAAACGGGGATTAAAAATGGCAACATCGAAATGGCACCTCTTGCCCTCATGCGTGGGCGTAGTTTTGATAATTCTTTTATTATTGTAGATGAAGCACAGAACATAACAACCCATGAGTTAAAGATGCTCTTGACTAGAGTGGGTGAAGGTAGTACTATTGTACTCAACGGTGATGTCCAACAGTCAGACCTTAAGGAAGCTGACGGTTTATCTAAGGTTATCCACCTTGCCAAGAAGCACATGTTAGACGTGCCAGTAATTGAGTTCGGGATTGAAGACATCATACGATCTGATATCTGCGCCCAGTGGGTCAAGGTCTTCATGAAAGAAAATATATAGGGTAGGTACATGACAACAGGCAGTCCTAAAAAGCCAAGAGGTAGGCCACCAAAAAAGAAAACCCTTGAGCAAGAAGCCCAAGAGTTCCTAAAGAAAGAGAAAGATAGTGTCCCCCCTGGTTCTCTCCAGGTAGGGGATTTCTATGCTGGATGCGCTCTGTCAGGTTTGATTGCATCTGGTAAGTTCCTACGGTCTGACGAGATTGTAGACGAAGCCTTCAAGTATCGAGACAGGATGCTTGAGGCCAACAATAAGAAGTGATACTTTAAACTAAACCCCCAGTTATTAGCTGGGGGTTCTTTCTTTTACTACTCCTTGGCAGCGCCTCTGTATTGATCAGGGAAAATGTCCTCACTAAACGAGTAGTTATCCTTAGCGTACTGTATAATCTTTTGTCTACGGGCAAGCTCTTCCTCAACACTAGAGGAGTCCCCTAGGTAGTCTCTCGCAGACTTATACTCAACATCTTCCCCTCTAGTCATGAGAGAAACTAGATCATTAAAGTCTCTACCACTCTTAGTCTTAAGCTGGGCTTCAGTTAGTACGTACTGGTTACGTAAGAATCCTGCTGCCTGTCTCCTACCAGTGTTTGTCTCAAGCATAGTTTCAAACGACTCGGTCATGAGTTTCTCAGCAGTTGCAACTCTATGGTTTACGAAGTCCTGTAAGGCCATCCTCTTCAGTTCGTAGTCGTCACCTAGCTCATCGTATGTTCTACCAGCATACTCATTCCTATTACTTAAGTTCCAGTTAGCCTTCCAAGACTTAAACTCTTCAGCCATAGTAGGTAGACCAGACATACCTCTTGATAAAAGTTTTCTAACTGCATAGTCAACTGAGGCGTTCTTTACCTTAGTGTTACCGTACAGCTTGTACTCCTCTAAACCAAGAAGCGTCATCTCCTTTTGGATCTCAGTGCTAGGTGGCTCTTGTGTGTAACCAAACTGTCTCGTGATAGGGTTGTATCCTCCCACAGGTGTTGGGTTAAATGGTGAGTAAAGCTTCAGGTCTTCCCCATCAGAACCTCTACGTGTCTGGGTAAGGGATACTCCTTGCATGTCCATTACAAAACGCAGGGCCTGGTTTCTAAAAATACCTTGCCCTACCATGTCCTCTAGGAAATTTCTTTCACCAGTTGTCTCTGTTCCTCTTACATCTCTGACGTAAGGGTTACCCCTCGCAAAGTCTGAAAGCTGACCAGCAACATCTCTTGATATAGTTGCAGGGTATGTGAAGGTAGAGACAATATTACCAAGTCCTTTAAGTGCAGCTTCGTTAAACTCACCCTGTTTAATTGACTCTGTGAGGTCACCTACAAGTCCTATATCAAAACCCAAGTCCCCCATACCTGCTAGAACTTCACTGGCGTTCTTAACAAATGCCTCACCACTGATAGGCATGGCTTCATTACCAAGCATACCTGACCTCCAGATAAGGTCACCAATTAAAAGGTTAGCAGCCCAAGGACCAGCGGTACGGCCTACATCTGTCTCAGCGCCAGTAGCTGTAACGATCTTGTCGTAGTCTATCTCACCATTCTTCTGAGCAGCAAGGACAACACCGCCGATAGTTATCATTGCACCAGTCATCTGCCTGGCAACTCTGTCCTTGCCTGTTTTAAATTGGTCCCCTACAAGAGTTAAGGACTTAGGGTCTTGCTTGTACAAAACCTTCTCTAGTTTGTCTAAACCACCAGTTAAAATACCAATCGGTGTGTAGTCGTTGACGTACTCTAAGTGGTTAGCTACATACCTAGGAAAAGGGATACCCATCGCACCAGAAATAACAAACGGGAATTTCTTATGGGCTTGCTGTACCGCCACGGCACCTCTACCGAAGATAGACTTATCCCCTTCGTACCCACGCTGGAATGTAAAACGTTTAGCGTAGTCCGTTGCATAGTCCACCACACCTGCAGCCCTAGCAGCCTCTAGGTCAGTGTGCTTTGTCAGGTAATCAGAAAAGCTTGTACCTAAGTTTGGGTCATTTAGTTCTCTTAGTCTTCTATCAAAAGCACCATAGAAAGAACCCTGCTTGAAGACAGCATCTGTTGCCATGTTCAGAGTGTTTACAAACCTAGCAGATCTATTCAGAAAACTATTGGACTTAGTTAAGTCACCCACTCTTTGGGTCTCATAAAACAACTCAGTAAACTTTAGAGGTGCATCCTCAAGGAGCATAGATCCTAGAACCTCTGACTCCTTTCTGTTTACTGTGAAGCTTTTCAGAACAGAAAGAGTTCCTCCAGTCCACCCTCTTTGTACTGAACCGTCTGCCATCTTAGTACCTACAGTACTGTTCAAGACATCCTTCCAGAAAGAGTCAGACATATCTGCTAAAATATTGTATCCACCAGTCGCAACGTTAGCTGCGGTTGTACCCACTTGAGAGGTCATAAAAGCAATTCGAGTCTGGTCTAAATTCTGTAAGAGACTAAAGGCACCTCCACTCTCCAACCTACTAAATATTTCAGTAGACTCATCCCCTGTGAAGACAGAAGCACCTTTACTCGCAAGTATGTCTAGCTCTTGAGACATAACCTTCTTAAGCTTAGAACCCTCTGCAAGAACCTTACCAGCCTTTGACAACTCAGCCAACCAAAGGTAAGACATCTCTTCAGCTGAAAGGTTAAACTCTCTGCGGATGTTTGTTATCTGATCCGCTTGGATAGTTCCATCAGAGATACCCCTTGCTACTGCAGAGCTAACACGTTCACCTGGCCTTAACTTCAGGGTCTCTTTTAACTTTATACTAGCTGCAGCAATACCTCTGACCGTGTTCATATCCAAACCAGGGGCAATCAACTCGTTGGCTCTCTCATCAAGCATACGATTAAAGATCATCTGCCCTTCTTTAACAGAGTCTTTATCAAGAGGATCTAAAGTCTTACCTGCTTCCCTTGCTCTAAACATCTGAGCTAAGTCCACAATGTCACTCATCGTATCATTGATCTGATCGTCAGAAAGATTACTGGAAGTTATAGAATCCAAAGCTACTTTTGCACTTGCCTTAGCGGTATCACTGGCCTTCTTTGCTTGGTCAACTAACAGGTCAGCCGCCTTGTTTCTGGTTGACTGGGTCCAAGCACCGCCAAAGCCACCTACTACAGCACCTAGTGTACCATCGATTGTAGCATCTACAGCCAAGTCACCAAGACTGTAGTCATAACCTTCTATAACAGCTTCTCTTGTTTCACCCCTACCGTAGGAAGCAACACCACCTACAGCAGCCTCACCAACAAAAGAAATACCTGCAGCTTTAAGACCTTCTTTAGTTACACTCTTCTTAACCTTATCTTTAACAGCTTGTTTACCCAAGCCTTCAGCAAGAAGTTTATTAGCGTAAGATCTGACAGCCATTTGACTGGCCTTAGCTGTTGCTTTAGCGGCAATCTTTGAGCCAACACCGAAACCAAACGTAGCTGCTGTTACAGCTGTTGAGGGAGATGCAACAAAAGCAGATGTGTAATCCCAGGCTGTTTCAAAACCACCAGTGCCACCGCCCTCGGAGACATCGTATGCTTGCATCAGCTTACCAAAAGCAAGCTTACCTTCTTTGGACGCTTCCTCTTCAGACTTTTGAACGTACAGAAGATCAAAGACAGCGGTAGCCTCGTTCATAGACTGCCATCTCATGTGTTGCGCAAAGTCATCCGCAAGTTGTTCAGTATCCTCCAGTTGCTCAGGTGTGTAGTTGTACCTACCTCCAGAGAAGAAAGCCTTTAAATCATTTTGAAATTCTTCTTGCTCAAGTAACTCGTTAAAGTCTTTACCTTCAGCTTGTTCTACGTAGCTCATAAAGTACCCTCTTAATCAGTCGTTGGGTTAGACCCACCACCGTTGCTGCCTGTGGGTGTTGTAACCTTGAATGGCTCCCAGTTAAAGCTTGGTGTAGTAATTGCTTCGTCTATCTTTTCAAGAACAGTAGTCGCTGGCACACTAGAACTATTTTCAATACTACTTATGACAGTGCTTAGAGCAGACACTGGGCTAAAGCTGTTAGCGGGGTCTTCTGCTAAGGAAACTGTCTTCTCAGTAAGATTATTAAAAAGTACTTGAACATCAGGTGAGGTGTCTTGACTGAACATAACGTCACCGTTTGCATTGATAGTGAAACTGGCATCGTACATAGTGCTGAGAGCGGAGGCCAGCTGTGTTTGAATAGACTTCCTGTCTGACAATTCAATACGTGGGCCTTTGGTGGCGCTGTACTGAAAGGCTGGCAGACTTGCTCTCCCAGAAGACTCGGTTGTTTTTAGGAACTGCTCTTGTAACTCATTCAGGTCACCAATAGAGTTTATGAGACCCAATGACATTTCTTCTTCTGTTTTAAAACTGTCACCTTGGAGACCTTTGGTCACTGCAGCAGCCAAGGCTTCGTCCCCGTCAACCTTATCCTCTAGAAATGCAGACAAGGTCTCTACATACTTATCGGAAAGCTTACCGTTCTTAGCTAGTGTTGCCACCTTCTCCACTTCAAACTCTAACTGACCAGACATCTCGAGTGCTCTAGCAGACTTAGTTGAAAAACCAAACTTCTTGGCCTGTGCAATCCTTTGACGAGAAGCCTTAAGAGCATCTCTTCTAGCCTGTATGTTTGACATACCAGTCTTGAATAAGTACTCACGTTTCACAGCATTAATCTCAGCTACCTTAGCTTTCTTTTCTGCTACTTCTTCGTTGTAAGCTTTGGCTATACCACCAGCGATCATTAAGTTCTTAAATGACATATCTTTACCCTCTCGCCATTAAGCCACGGGGCTGTGGTTTAGCTTCTATTTCAGCCGCCACCTCTGCTACCTCAGGAGAAACCTCACCCTCAGTGTCTTGTGTGACATCTATCTCAGGAGCAGCTTCAGCAAACTCACCAAGCATCTCGTAACCTTCGTCCCGCTCTTCGACTGGTGTCTCCGCTAAGGCTTTATCTAATAGGATCTGTACCTTCTCTTTCTCTTCCTGCTCTTTCATGTCAGTGTTCTTAAAGTCATCCAAGTAATCAATACCAGCTTCTTCCGCTGTAGATGCAATGAACTTATGAATAACAGGTGCAATGATCAAGCTGATATCAATGTTATGGATACCCCTAGCTACAGCAAAAGTAAGAGCAGCTTGAGTGGCGTGTTTAACTGGTAGACCGTACTCCAAAGTAAACAGGAGATTGTCCAGCCTACTGGGGTCAGACAGTTTCGTCATGTGCCAGATGATAGCATCATTCGGTTCTACAATTTCTGGTGCTCTTTCGTACAGAGCATTCCGTGGGGTCTTAGTTAGGGATTGCCCTGGGATAGGTCCGTCCATTATTCTTCACCTCTAACGCTTTCAACAAGTTTTAAGTACTTAGGTACATATGGCATGACATGCTTCTTAGCTAACCCAAGACCACCACTACTTAGAGATGGACCATCATGGTGTAAGGCGTAGACATAGTCGTCACTGTAACCTTTCTTAGCAGCCATTCTAAAGTTATCAGCCGTGTGTTCAAGAATGGCCTGAACCTGCATATCAACGTCCCACAGATTATCTTTTGTAAGACCGTAGGCTTTTCCAGTCTCGTCTATAAACTGCCCCAGACCCTTGGCGCTCGTAGTTTTAGCAGATGCGTCCGGGTTAAAGCCTGACTCATAACGGACTGTAGCCAAGGTGTAGGCAATTTCGTAATCGGTCATACCCAATTTACTTCCAACGTCTATAGTCTTAGTTATAATAGCTTGTTGTAGTTCTGGGGAGATGTCACCAGCTGCACGTGAGTTACCTCTTAAGTCACCTTCTACAATGGGTTCATTAAAGTAGGAGTTAGACGCAACCTCTCCCGCTTGAACACCCTTCTTTCCGTATAAGTCTTCGGTAAGTTGGATGGGGTTGTATTCTTCTTCAGGCTTATTCTCCGCCGCCTCTTCCTCAATACCCTGCATCCAAGAAGCCACATCAAAGTCTGGACCTAAGCCTCTCTCCCTTGAGGTGCTAATGTCAAACCTACTAGGCGTTCTTCTTACACCTTGAAGGCTAGACTGCACAGCATTCACAGTCTGCCCTGCTTGAGCCTCTCCTAAAGCAAGTGTTTTTTTAGTTCTCTGCCTAGAGGCTGCACCAGCTGCTTGAGTTGTGGGGTCTCGCTGCTGTTTAACAAACCTGTTTAGTTGGTCATATTTAGTTAGGTAGTTAGTCTTAAAAGCCATTGTAGTTATTCCTTATGAATAAAGCCAGCCCATGAAAGCCTTAGAGATCTCACCATTAGCCTCTATCTCTGCTCTTAACTTGGCTGCTTCTATTGTCTTATCACCAGCTATTTTCTGAGTTATGATAGCGTTGGCCCTATCCTCATCGTTTTGGTAAGCATTGAACACGTAGTCCATCTCGTCACGTTCACGCTGCCAGATCTCATCTATCTCTGCTTGTGTTAAAGCATTCTGTTCTTTGGCTACATACAGTGCTCTCTCGTTAGCTGAAGCTTGGTTAGTAAGAGCAGCTGTCTGTCTCCACTTAGCGTTGGCCTGAGCTACAACCAGACTGTTGGATATCATGAATTGTTTAAAGGCATTGTCTTGGGCTACATTGAACTGGTAGGTAGCGTTTGTTGCATTAGTATCAAACTGTGATATAGCATTCTTCTGGTCTGCGTTGAACTTAGAAACATTAGTCTGAAGGTCAGCAAAAAATTGGTTTGTCTGGTTCTCAGATGCAGAGTTGAATTGCTGTGCTGCATTCTCAGCAGCTTGGTCTGTAAGTATTGCTTGGATATTCTGCTGGGATCTGAACATCTCAGTCTGCTGTCTGTTGTTCAGGTTTGACATCTCCATACCCAAGAAGGATTGAGCATTCTGAACAGCTGCCTGTTGTCTATTATTTAGGTTAGACATATCCAGATTAGCAAGAGCAGCAGCCTCAGCCATTACCATAGCTTGATCGTTTGATAGGTTAGTTAGCTCCATCGTGTTAGCAGCACGAGAGTTCTCTAGAGCTACCTGTTGTTCAGCAGTAAAGTTCATATTAGCAATGTCAGATACTCTGGAGGCGTTAGCTACTCTAGACTGGAATGCTTGATCGAACTCTTGCCCAAGGAACTGAGCACGTTGTTGTGCAGCAAGCATAGCACGTTGCTGACGGTTTGACAAGTTCTGACCTTCAAATTGTGCCTGTACTTGTGCATCCATTTGAGCAATAGGTAGAGCAGATTCCATAGCCGCCTGTATTACAGCCTGACCCGCCAAGCTAGAGGCACCCAGACCACGGGCAGACAATACAGCCATAGCGTTACGCATAGAGCCAGCAGCCCATGCAGGTGTTTCACCACCTTCAAACTGTTGCATCAAGCCTTCTAGTTGACCTTGTACTGTAGCCTGCTTAGAGGGTGTAGCAGTAGCAGCTTGGATCTGTTCATTGAATGTAGCAGCCTTCTGAGCATCAGCCACACCTGTGATCATCTCACCTGCCTGGATCTCCCGTTGAACTGGGTTGTCCATCATGACAGCTTGACCCTGAGAAGCAACCAGGTCAGACACTGCAGACTTATCTTGCTGGGCAGCGTCTACCTGAGCATCCTGTGATACAACACCTTGCTGTGCTGTGGTAGCCTCTGTTACTTCCTTGACAGCAGGAGCAGCTGCAGTGGGTGTGAAGGTAGAAACCTGTGCTGTTTGGGGAGAAGTAGCTTGGGCAGCTGTACCAATAGTTTCAAAGCCAGCTGTAGTGGCTGCTTGGTCTGGTCCTACCTGTACCTCTTGGTCAGCTTGAGGGGTTACGTAAGCGTAGTTAGGTGCAGACACGTTAGTAGACGATGCAACTTCATCGGGTTTAGTCATACCACCCGTAGCCATACCCAACCTCTTATTCTCTGGTGGAGTAGTAGGAGACCCCTGCATTGCTTTAGCCTTACGCTCTAACCTCTGCACAAGTGATCTAGCCTCAGGCTTAGACTGCATGAATGCTTCCATCTCATCCTCTTGGTCAGACCCAGTGTAGCCTGTCTTAGAGAGGATAGTATATTTTTGTTTATTGTTGAACGTATCAAGCATTGTCTACTCTACCTTTACTTATCCATTGTCATGTATACTGCGCCTGCGATAAACGTCAGTACGGCGACAGTGGTTACTTTTATTGCTGTTGTCCAGATAGACCTACGGGTATCACGCCAAGCTTCTAACAAGCTACGCATCTCAACTATATCTTTCTGAGCAGAGTCATCAAGCAAGCCAATAGAAGCCAGTGCCTCTTTAGCCCCTTTACGAGCAGCACGGTCAAGCATTTCTTCTAGTTCTTCTGGGGTTATTATGGTTTGACCCATGTGCTTTACCGCCTGTAGTTATTGGATAAAGGGTAGTTAAGTTATAACATTTATTGGTGGATTTGTCAAGTGTTACCACTTACCTTGCTTGACGCCTAAGAAGTACATAGCTAGTATTAAAGCTCCTGCACCTGCTAGTGCCACTGAAATACCTACAGCCCAGTTAATGCAGTTGTCTATGAACTCTTGCTTCTTATAGACTAGCTCACGTTGTTCTTTACGTTGCTGTGCCTCTATGCGTACTATTTCGTCCCAAGCACTAGGCCCATACGTCCAGGATATGTGTGCCTTAAGTTCTTCTCGCATCTCTTTGAGCTTCTGCTTTTGTGACCATATCTCCAGTGCGGTAGACTGGTTGTCACTAAACATTTTATACATGGGAGGGTTCTTAGCTTTTTCCTCCAAGAAGTCTAAGTCACTTACAGCTTTAGACCATTGGGATACTGCACCTGCCATACCACTGATTTCACGGCCTACAGCTACAGCTTTCTTGATACCATTGTACGCTGTAGTAGCAGCCGCCATAGCTGTAAAAGGATCAATCATCTTACTTAGTTATATCCATGTGGTCACGGTTGATGTACTTCAGTTCGCTTTCCATAATGGCTACACGTTGTTGTAGCTTAGTGATCTGACCAATTGTTCTTGTTAGACTATCTAACTCATCCCAGAGTTCTTCTATCTCTGACCAAGAGTACTGCAACTCCATCTTATTGTCTAAGACATCACGCTTAAGATTAACGTTATCTTCAATAGCCATACGTGAGCCAAGCTGACTAACAGTCTCCTCTAAGCTTGCAATAGTTGCAGCCTGTTGAGATACCCACCAGACACCTGCAGCAAGTTGAGCAGCCATAGCTATAACAAGAGCAATGGGGAGTTTTATGTTGTCCATCTTTTTACTCACACTACTTGTACTTAATCTCAATAGGGCAGTTATAGTTGTAGCTTACCCTGTATACTCTGTCGTACCACAAGCCATTCTTCTTAAGGCCACAGTCGTAGTAACAGTATTGGAACAACTGGTTACCGCCTTGTGTCCAAGCATGATTGAACGAAACAAATGCAAGGACACAGAGCATTGTACTATGGCTTAATAGGCCAGTCAGCCTCTTCCAAGTTAGGCCAGTTAGCATGTGAAGTAATGTCACGCAGCGCAGTCCTGTATGCAGCCCACAAAGCCTTTGCTTCATCAGTTAACGGGCTGTCGTTGAACTGTGTCCAGTCACTGTCACTGAGTAACTGATTGCGTGTCTCACGGTTAGCGGATGCTACTTCGTCCAGAGCTTCTTGCTCACGGTCTTCTGCTGTAACAAAAGGCAGCCAAGCATTAGGGTGTGAACGTGCAAAGGTGCGTGCAAACTCTTCTACTTGCCCTTCAGTAGCAAAAGGAACTAACGTAATTGGGTTGTATGT